AAGACGCTAATGAAAGTACTTCACCATTTAAAGATAATAGAAAAAATATTGATGTAAGAAAACCTTATGGTGTTATCAATAAAAAAGATTTCGAAGGTTTAAGAAGAGGTGAAAGACCATCTAAAAAAAGAGTGGTGGATGAAGATATGGATGTTTTGGATAGTGTAAGATACGGAAAAAATGAATTCCCTTCATCAGTAGATTTCACAGATAGATTTCCAAGAAATAATGGTTTATCAAAAAATATTTCAGATTATGACTTTGATAATGATTTTGATGGTATACCAAATAGATTAGATTTAGATAAAGATAATAATGGTAGAGCTGATTACCCATCAACTAATTATAACAATCAAGAAGATTTTATAGAATTAGATTTAGATTTTATAATGAATAATCCAGCACCAGTTAAAGAACCAGGAATTCAAAAACCAATTACTAGACCGGGAGATAAAGACAAATGGAGAAAAATTAATAAACCATTAGTAAATCCAAATCCTAAAGCGGGATTAGAAGATTTCGAAATGAATAATCCAGCTCCAGTTAAAGAACCGGGAATTCAAAAACCGATTACTAGACCAGGTGAAGGTGATAAGTGGAAAAAAATAAAAAAACCATTAGTAAATCCAAATCCTAAAGCGGAAGAAGGAAGTTTACCAAAACCATCATTTAGAAGAAGAGGAATGTTTAGATAATGAAACTAGTTTTTATAAATAAAGTAGGACAGAATTGGAAGGGGAATTACATTTATGAATTCCTCTTTTCTGACGCTATAGAGGATATAGACGGGGAAGGATGGGATTCTTACCCATCTTCAGGAAATCCAGAACCACCAGAAGAAAATTTTATTAAAAAGACAGGTAATTTAAATACCACACTTAGATTAGATTTAGTACAAGAATCTGATTCTTTCGCTATGTGGGACGCTGTAGATGGTGTTGTTGCTTTAGCTTGGGAAAATATGGAAGGGTATGATGATTATCCTGAAAAAAGATTATTTTTCTCTTTTGGTGAAGATATTGAATCAGTAAATGATAAATTATATGAAAGAGATATGGTTTTGAAATTCGATAAACAAATAATAAATACTTAAATATTAATATGAAAAAAATAATTTTAACAGAATCCGAAATTAAAAATGTCATTAAAAAAAATCTAATAGAAAAATATATTAATGAAGTAGAACAAATGGCGGTGTATAAACAAAGTGAATTCACTAATACTATGAATACACTAAAAAAAGGTACTTACGGTGTTAAGGATGAAAAAACAGGTGATGTAAAATCTGTTACTATAAATGAAAAAGATGGTGATGAAAAATGGATTCCTAAAGATTTAAAAAAAGGAAGAGCTACTAAACTTACTAAGGGCGATAAATCTATTTCAGCTATAGATAAAAAATTAAAATCATATGACACTGATCCTGAAGAAAAAGGGGTACAAACTAAAAATAAAGAAGATTTATCTAAGGTTAGAGCTTTAAATTTAGCTAAGAGTTTTAAAAAAGGTTTATAAAAAGAAAACTAAAGATATTTATTTATACTGAACATTAAAATTGTTTAATATAAAAAAAAGCTTTAGGTTTGTAAAAAAAATTAATATGAAAAAAAGTAGAAATATAATAAGTGAAGTTACAGGTAGAGTTATTAGAGAACAAGCTAGAGTTAAAAGATTATCTGAAGCTGTTGAATATGATCCTGAACATCCTGAAAGAATGAATCCAAGTTTAGAGAGAACTTTAAGAAGTGGTGAACACGTTTTTGGAAAAAGTAAATCTATACCATCTACAGGTGATTTAAGTAACTATTCTGAAAAAATAGCTTCAAAAAGATTTAAAGAAATTATAAATAAAGTAAAAAGATATCATGGTGTCCAAAACATATCCCCATCAATTATGCAGGAAATGTTTAGAATTATGAGTGAAGTAAGTCAAATAGAAGCTAGACATAAAGATGCTTTAGAACGATTAGCTATTGATATCGTTTCTGAGGAGTTTGATATACCACAAGAAATGTTAGAAGTGGAATTAGTACCACCAGGAAGTAAATTATCAATCGATAGTGATGAGGAAGAAGAAGAAGAAGAAGAAACTCCATCTTCACAACCACAATCAAAACAACCTAAAAGTGCTGAAAGATTAGAACAGTTAGAAATTGAGGTAGATAAAAGAAATATCATCAATGCAATGATGCAAGGAGCAGCTAAAAAAGGACATTATATTTTCCATATGGTTGCTGATGAATTAGATTCTATCGACCCTAGATTAATGGGGTTATATGGTAAACTTATGTCGATTGCAGATTTCCAATATTGGGTTATTCCTGATACTGTTATGGGTGGACAAATTGGTGGAACTGAAAAAATTGTTTGGAAAAAAGCTGAAAAAGATTTTTCTAATGATCCTGATGATTCAAATGAAGAAGATGGTGGTGAAAATATCGAAGTAAGTAAAGGTGAAGAATATCCAGTAGTAGTAGCAAAAGCTTGGATTTTCCCATTATTAGTTCATGAATTAATTAAAGGATCTATGGAATTAGCAGCTTCTAGCTGGGCTGAAGGACATTTAGATTTCGAAGAACAAAAACAAGTTATATCGTTGGCTGATACACCATCGAATGAGATATGGGGTATGAGATTAGGTCCAGGTATGTGGGAAAAATTCTTAGAATGTGTAGATGATGAGGATTACGATATCAAACAATGGTTATTTAGGGAATTAACTAAATTACCAGCTCAAAAATTCCACGAATTTGTGAAAGAAATTTTATCAGGTAGTCAAAGATGTAAAGAAATTATGAAAGAATTAAAAGATTTACATAACGAAGATAAATCTGATAGTTTAGAAGATATGTTTGATGAGACAGGATATGATGATATGAGTGACATCTTAAATCATTTAGGTGATGAAAGTTCTACTGAAACAGATGAAATAGAAGATGAAGATACATATTATAAAAATATGTCCAAAAGTGAATTACAGAAACTTATAGATGACGCTTTAGATTCTGGAGATTTTGAAAAAGTAAGTAAATTACACAGATACCTTTAAAATTTTAAAAAAAATAAATTAAATCCTATAGTTTCTATGGGATTTTTTTATTTGTATAAACTATTTATTATAAAGTAAAAAAAATGAAAATTATTATAAATGAAACCCAATATAAAAAATTACTTATTGAAAATGAAAAATTAGATTCATATATTACGTTATTTTTAGAAGAAGTTAAATTTGAAGAAAATTTTAATATTATTTTAAATAGATTAAATACTTATGGCTTTAATTTAGAAATGGTTAAAAAAAGTAAAATACTAATAGAATTTTTATTACAAAAATTATTTAAAACTAAAAATTTTATTAACCCAACTAATGAGTCTGATATTAAGATATGTATTTTTCTTTTAGAGAAAATTTATTTTTTACCTGAAAATATTAATGATAAAATGAATTATTTAGACAAACTTTATAATCAATCTTCTGGTGGGTATACGGAAAAACATAGGATTTCATTTTTAATTTCATTTTATATAAAAAAATTTATAGAAAATTTAATAGAAACATTAGAACCTAAAAAAGTTATACAAAAACTTTCTTTATATAGAAAACATTTAGGTGGTGAAAATCGTAATTATTTAGATAGAGTTGTTAATACAATATCTCAAAAAAATAACTTAGTAGTTTTTAACAAATATAATAACATCACATTCAATAAAAAGGAAAATAGTTTAGTTGATAAACTAATAACTTTCATAAAAGATACACCTGAAATACCAAATAAAACTAAAACAAATTTTTTAAAATATATTGGTTCACACTACACCAGAGGACAATATTCAACTTTTTTTTCAGCTGTGGTACAGTCAAAAATTATAGAAAAAGTTGGTGGTGGAAGTAATGTAACTTATAAATTGGGACCTAATTATCAAGCTTGGGTAGAAAATAGATTAGTAGCGTACTAAATTTTTATACTATTCCAACATATTTATCATTAAAAAGTAATATGGATAGAATAGAGCAATTAAAAGTATATGCTCGTAGTTTAGAAGATCCAATATTTGCAATAGAAACGTTTTTAAAAACTTTTGACCTTACTCAAAAGGGTAATGTACCTTTTAAACTCTTTTATAAACAAAAAGAAATTATTAGGTCTTATGAAAAACATAATCGTAATATTGTAACTAAACCCAGACAGGCGGGTGTATCTACAACTACGGCAGCTTATATCGCAGTAAAAACAGCGTTTGGTGATCCTGATAACCCACACAAAGTTCTAATATTAGCCAATAAACAAACACTAGCACAAGAATTCCTTAAAAAAGTAAAAGATTTTTTAAATCAAGTCCCTTATTGGGTTTGGGGTTTAGAAGAAGGTACTGATTATTTAGAAATAAATTCTAAGGGACATATTAAATTAAAATCTAATGGTTGTGAAATTAGAGCCTTAGCAACATCTAAAGACGCATTAAGGGGATTTACACCAACATTCTTAGTAATGGATGAGGCGGCGTTTATCGATAATGGTGCTGAAGTTTTCGGAGCAGCTTTAGCTTCATTAGGTACAGGTGGTAAGATTTCACTTATATCGACACCAAATGGGTTAGATGAATTATATTATAAAACATATGATGGTGCTAAGAAAAAAAGTAATAATTTCAATATTGTTGAGATGAAGTGGTATCAAGATGTTAGGTATAATAGAAATCTGTATTGGAAAAGAGGTGAAGATGAAAAAATTATATGTGAATCAATAGGTAGATATAAATTAAGATGGGAATATTTAGATAAAATTTATGAAACTGATGAAAGTACAATAGAATTTTATGAAACAATGATAAATGATGGTTGGAAACCATTATCCCCTTGGTATGAGGAAATGGCAGCTGATATGGGTGACGCAAAAAAAATCGCTCAGGAGTTAGATGTGTCATTTATTGGTTCTGGAGGTAACGTAATCGATGATGAATTTATTACTTATCACGAAATTAATAATGTGATACAACCAAAATTTTCGGCTGAATTAGAGAAGGCTATGTGGATATGGAAAGAACCAGAAATGGGACATAAGTACATACTCGGTTGCGACGTTAGTCGTGGGGATGGTAAAGATAGTTCAACCATAGTTATTTTAGATTTTGAGAATTTAGAACAAGTGGCGGAATTCCAATATAAATTACCACCAGATATTTTAGCAGAAGTAGTTTATAAATATGGTAATATGTATAACGCTTATACTATTATAGATATAACAGGTGGTATGGGTGTAGCAACAGTTTTAAAGTTGTTGGAAATGGATTATAAACATTTACATTATGATGACCCTAAAAGTAGAAAACTTACTGAAAAATACGCTAAAACCAAATACCAAGAAGGTGATAAAGTACCAGGATTTAATGTTGGAAATACAAGATTACAAATGGTATCTGAATTAGAAGAACATATTAGAGAAAATAAAACTATAATTAGATCACAGAGATTAATTTCAGAATTAAGAACATTTGTTTATAAGAATGGTAGACCCGATCATATGGAAGGGTATCATGATGATATTATTATGGCTTACGCTATGTGTATATTTGTAGTACAAACATCATTTAAGAAATTACAACAATTAGAAAAACAAACGAAGGCTATGTTGGATAGTTGGGTAAATGTATCTTCAGGTACACAAGTGTCTCAATCACAACCAGGTTATGTAAATCCATTCTATACTAATACACCTTCATATAACCCACAACAAAATAATGGAGCACCTAATGATGGTGGTGAATTTAACTGGTTATTTGGAATCAAATAACATTTATTTTTTCATTATATTTATTATATTATATAAAAATAAAAACTAATGGCGAAAAAAACAATATTTCAACAATTAAGTAATTTATTTGGTCCTGAAATTAAAAAGGAACAAAATAAATCTAAATATTCTTTAAATGATAAAGAAATTCTAAGGACAAAGTCTAAAGAAGAGTATGAATTTGAAAAATTAAAACAACAACAAGATAAATATTTGGCTAATATGTGGCAAAAGGTTGATAATGAAATTTATCAACATTCCATATATTATGAAACAACTAGATTAGCTTCTTACGCAGATTTTGAGGGTATGGAATTTTTCCCTGAAATAGCAGCAGCTTTAGATATTATGATGGAAGAATCTACTACACCGAATGGTGAAGGTAAAATGTTAAATATTTTTTCAGAAAGTAAAAGGGTTAAAAGAATTCTACAAGATTTATTTTATAATAGATTAGATATTCACACATCACTTCCAATGTGGACAAGAAATACTTGTAAGTATGGGGATAACTTTTTATATTTAAATATCGATAGTGAAGAAGGAGTTTTAGGTGTGAAACAATTACCTAATATTGAAATCTCAAGAAAAGAAAATGATGGTTTTGGTGAAAATTCATCAAACAAAAGTACAGATAGATTTAATCCCGTAAAATTTGTATGGGGAAGTAGAGATGTAGAATTTAACGCTTGGCAAGTGGCTCACTTTAGATTATTAGGTGACGATAGAAGATTACCATATGGAACTTCAATGTTAGAAAAAGCTAGGAGAATATGGAAACAGTTATTACTTTCTGAAGACGCAATGTTAATTTACAGGGTTACGAGAGCACCTGAAAGAAGAATATTCAAAATATTTGTTGGTAATATCGATGAAGCAGATGTTCCATCATACGTACAAAAAATCGCAAACAATTTTAAAAAGAGTCCTGTAATTGATCAGAAAACTGGACAAATAGATACGAGATATAATCAGATGGCTCAGGATCAAGATTAACACACCAAGTCCAATAGAAACTTTGGCGGGTGCAACTAACCTATCTGAAATCGCAGATATTCAATATTTACAAAAAAAGTTGTTTACTGCATTGAGAGTTCCAAAACCATTTTTAGGTTTTGAGGATGTTGCTGGTGATGGTAAAAATTTAGCTTTACAAGATATTAGATTTGCTAGAACTATTAATAGAATTCAACAATCAATGATTCAAGAACTTAATAAAATAGCAATTATCCATTTATATATTTTAGGTTTAGAAGATGAATTAGAAAACTTTACATTAGCTTTGAATAACCCTTCTACACAAGCAGAGATGTTGAAGATTGAACAAACTCAATTAAAAGTTACTTTATATAAAGAATTAGTTGCAGACTCAGGAAATGGATTCGGAGCAATGTCTATGACTAGAGCTAAAAAAGAAATTTTAGGTATGTCTGAAGAAGAAATCAGAAATGATTTAGAACAACAAAGATTAGAGAAAGCAGCAGCGGCTGAAATGGAACAAACATCTAATGTAATTAAAAAATCAGGTATGTTTGATAGAGTGGATAGATTATATGGTGATTTTGACGCTTTAACTACAGGAGCTGGTGAGGCGCAACCTGAAGAAGGTGGTGAAGAGGGAGCTTTTGGTAGTTTAGAATCAGGAGGTTCATCAACTACACCTACTCCACCACCTACTCCATCAACTGAACCTACAACTGAATCAACAAAGAAAAAAGGTGATCTTTTGGTAGAAGATAATAAGAAAAAGTATGATGAAAAAGTAAGAAGATATCAGGGTTTATATTTACAAAAATTAACTGAAAGTTTAGATAAAAGTGATAAAATTTACGATTTAGATAATGTTCAGAAAGAAAGTGAAAGTCTTAATAGAAAAATTAATGATTTAACTAATGAAATAGATAATTTGATTAAATAGTAATTTTTTTAACGAATACGATATTTATTATAAAAAACAATATGGAAAATTTCGGAAATATAAAAGATACTTTTGAAAAAATAATTTTTGAATCTGTTATCACTAAAGATGAGAAGGGTAAAAAATTATTTTCAAAATATATTAAAATGATAAAAGAGGATAAAAACCTTAAGAATCAATTTTTAATTTATAAGAATCTTCAAAATACAAAGTTCATAAATGAAACTGACGCTAAAGATTTCATTAAAGAAAATATCGAATTATTAAAATCTTTAAACACTACTGATTCTAATAATAAACTTGTTTCTTTATTAAAAGGTAAATCTATAGTTAAAGTAAATGAAGAACTATACAAACATATTGATTTCTTAGTAAAAACAAAAAAAACACCTTCTAATATTAGTAGAATATCTGAGTCGATTAATTTCATTAAAGATAATATGTTAAAGGTAGAAGTAGAAACTATTACTGAAAACATAGAAGTAATTGATTTACCACCTAGTGTATTAACTAAATTGGCGGTAAATAAATTAAATTCAAAATATTCAGATATTAATGAATCAGAAAAAGAAATTATTAAATCAATACTAAATGGTACTGATGAAGATAAATCAAATACATTTAAAAAAATAAAAAATGAATGTATTACAATCATCAATACTAAATTAACAGAATCTTCTGATTTAGATTTAAAAGATAAATTATTAAGAGTAAAAGATAAATTATTAAATATGGAATTTGATATTACTACATATCAAACAGATATTAATAAAGTATATAATTTGAAAGAATCCGTATCATCGAATTAAATTCATTAAAACCCATCAAACGATGGGTTTTTTTGTTATTTGACTTTCCCTCTAAAAAATACTATATTTATTAAAGTTTAAATAACAAAAAATAAGAATATTATGAATGAAATTAGGGAAAGAATTAAAGTTAGATTTATTAGAAAATTACAAAACTAAATTAGGTACTGTTAATAATAAAGAATCAAAAAGTATATATTTAAATTTAACCGCGTGGGGTGAGATTAAAAATCATGATGAAAATATTAATTATGATTTCATTTTAAATAACCTACGTAAAAAAATAAAACAAAATCTAAATAACAATATCGATAAAGATTTTTTCTTCAATGATAGATATATTGTAGATTTAGATATGAGAACTTCAGGATTTAATCCAGAAAAAAGAAGTTTTATGTCGTGTGAGATAACACTATTCCAAAAAAAAGGTTTACCTATTAATCAACCAAACTTGATGGAAACATCAAAAAATATAATCTTTAATGTGGTTGAGAATTGTCTAGATAATAATGATTATTTTACATTCTATAAAACTAAAATTTAAAGTTTTTACTTCCAATGATATATTTATAATAAAAGTATATCATTATTATGGAAATATTAAAAAAGAATGAAATAAATAAAAAGGGGATTTTGATTGAGTATGACTCAGGATACATATCCCCTAATGACAATAGACACTTCATTAACGAAGTAAATAAACTAACTCAAGGACAACCTATAATCGAAGAACCTCTTATTGTATACGCAGTTATGCAAAAGTATGGTGTGGAAAACAAAAACGAAAGAGTTTACCCAGAAGACATATTAAGAAGAGAGGCTGAAAATTATCTTAAACTTATTAAAGAAAAAAGAGCACTGGGTGAAGCTGATCACCCAGAAAGTTCTATTGTATCTATTAGTAGAATTTCTCATAACGTAGTTGATCTATGGTGGGAAGGTAATGTACTTATGGGTAAACTAGAAATAATTATGTCTCCAGGTTTTGTCACACAAGGTATAATTTCTTGTGAAGGTGATAAAGTAGCTAACTATTTAAGAAAAGGACTTAAGATTGGTGTTTCATCAAGAGGTGTTGGTTCATTAGAAAAAGAAAATGGTAGAAATGTAGTTCAAAGAGATTTTGAATTAATCTGTTGGGATATTGTAACTTCTCCATCTACACCAGGTTCTTGGATTTACAATGATCAACCTTCAAAAGAACAACAGATGTCAGAATCAACTAAAAAAAATAATAATTTATTAACAGATAGTTTAGATAATTTTTTAATTGATTAAAAAATAATTAAAAAAAAATGAACTTTTAGTATGTGACGCATATTTATTAAAAAATGCATAAAAACTGCATATTAATAATTTTATAATAATAATAAAAACAACAAAATGGCTGAGAAAAAAAAATCTATCATCGAAGAATTTTTGCTAGAAGCAAAATCTTTAGAGGATGCCTTAAAAGCCAACACGAAAGAAATGCTTGCGGCACATATGTCGAAAGAAATTGAAAATATCGTTGAGTCATCTTTAAAAGAGGAAGATGAAGAAGAGGAAGAAATTGACGATGTTACAGAATTAGGGTCTGATGATAATGAAGAAGAAGACGTTGAGTTAGATCTTGACGTAGAAGAAGAAGAACCAGTTGGTGATTCGGATGAAGATCAAATCGATTTGGATTTGGATTTTGATTCACTTTCCGATGAGGAAGGAGAAGTAGAGGAAGAAGAAGATGAAGATGGAATTTCTGGATTTGAATTAAATTTAGATGGATTAAATGATTTAGGAGATGAAGAATTCTCTGATGAAGATGATTTAGAAGTTAGAGATTTAAGAACAGCACCAGATGACAAAGTAATCAAAGCATTTAAATTAATGAAAGACAACGATGTTGTTGAAGTAGTTAAAGACGATGAAGGGATTCACTTAACTGATAACGAAACAGGGGCAGAATACTACATCAAAGAATCTATGGATGAAAAAGGTGGTGAGTATTGTAAAGAATGTGGTTCAGGTGCAATGTATGAAGAAGATGAAAATGAAACAATTTACGAAATTGAATTGGAAGATGAATCAGATTTATATGAAGCATTAAAAGATTTGGAAGAAGGTGAATACATCGATGAAGAAGAAGAGGAAATCGTAGAAGACAAAATCAGAAGACATAGAGCAGATGGTAAACAAAGATACACAGGTGCTAGATTGGCTTCAGGAAGAAATTCTTTCGAAGAATCAAAAATGAATCGTAAACCTTTGGCACAAAGACCAACAAACAAAACAGTTTCTGAATCAAAGATGATTAAAGAATACAAAGAGCTTAAAGAAAAAAATGAAGAATACAAAAAAGCTCTTAATATTTTCAAAGACAAACTTAATGAAGTTGCTATTTTTAACACAAATTTAGCTTATGTAAATAGATTATTTACGGAACACTCTACAACCAAAAAAGAAAAAATGGATATCCTAAAAAGGTTTGATGGAGCTGAGACAATTAAAGAATCAAAAAACATTTACAAAACTATTAAAGAAGAGTTAGAAAGAAAAGCACCAATCAACGAGTCTGTTGAAGTGAAAGTAAATAAAACTATAAAATCTGCAAACGTTACTAATTTGAATGAATCTACAGCATATGTTGATCCACAAATTAAAGCAATTAAAGATTTAATGAAAAGAATTTCATAATAATAAAATAACAATTAAAAATAAAAAAAAATAAAAATGGGACATTTGTTAAATTCAGGTGAAGTTGGAAATATCGGACTAGAACACCTAAAGCAAATCAGAACTAAAACTATTTCTAAATGGAATCAATTAGGTTTCTTAGAAGGTTTAAAAGGACATGTTAAAGAAAACATTGCACAATTATATGAAAACCAAGCGTCAGCTCTTTTGAACGAATCGACATCTGCTGATTCATCAGGTTCATTCGAAACTGTAGTTTTCCCAATTGTACGTAGAGTTTTCTCTAAATTATTGGCTAATGATATCGTATCTGTACAAGCTATGAACATGCCGATTGGTAAATTATTCTACTTTGTACCAAAAACATCTACAACACAAGTACCTTTAAATGGTAAAGATTTAGATGGACATGGAGCATTACCTGAGTGTACAATCTCAGCTTGTGGACAATCTACACTTACAGAATTCCAAACTAAATCTTTATACGATTTATTTTACAATGATGGTTTATATGATTCATCTAAAGGTAAACAAACAGTTTTCGCAACTAATGGTTACTACGGAGCAATTTTAAACGCAAGTGGTGTTAAAGTTCCTACAGCTCTTACAGCTCAACCAAAAGCTGCTGATGGTTCATTCAGACACGTTACTATGGCTGTTACAGGTTTCTCTACTACAAATGCAGGTAGATTAACAGGACCAGATGGTAACGAAATGGATACTGAATCTTTCTTAGCTTCTTTAACAGTAACTTCTACACCAGCTATCACTGATGCAGCAGGTAACACTATTATCGCAGCAGGTGGTACAGTTCCTTTCAGATTAGTTACTCAAAAATATGGTAAAGGTATCGT